TTTGACAAGCATGCAAGTGATATCAACGACATAGAATATGTCTGCTACAAATGGCGTCAATCAGTTCGCCAAGTCGAAGAAAAGATCAAAACTAAATTTTACAAAAATAAAGACAAGGATCGCATTTTAGGCTCTAAAACAGAGTGGAGTCAAAGGGTGCAAATGAAAGATATCTATAAAAAGATATATGTAAATGGCCGCCAAATGTGGGAGTTAAAGAGCTTTGCTAATGATTATTTAGTCAGAGAGACTAGATTTTCCACTTTGCCATTTCATTTTGGGTATTGCATAGATGCGATGCCTAGCATCGATGAGAGCACGCGTGAGAGTGAAAATGCAGTATACGGCTCATGTGTGCCAGAGGTTGTAAAAGAGATCCAAAAAGAATACAACATCAAACGTAATCAAAAGATAGATATCACTGAAAATCAAATAGATCCATCTTTTATCGTAGATAAGACAAAAGGAGCAGTGGCTCTAAGCGATGTGATGGCTAGGAAAAAAGTTATTAGAGTAGAAACTGATATGGGGGCAAGAGTGAGCGATGCGATAATGCCTTTTCCTGTGCCGCCAACATATCAACTAAGCGAAGAGATCGCTATGCTTAGTAAAGAGTATGAGATAGCCACTGGCGTAAATAGCGTAATGACTGGGCAAACTGGGCCAAGTGACCGACGTGCAATGGGGGCTTTACAAACTGTAAATGCAGCTAGCTCAATGAGAATAGAGAGCATGATGCAAACACTGCTTGAAACAATGCTATCAAGCTATGCTCAGCACTTCGTGGAGCTACTTTACCGCTTTGTAAGCGATGATGAGTTTATAAAGATAACCGAAGATGAGAACATTATAGAAGCTATTGGCAATGTAGCAGATAGAAAAGCAAATCGATTAGATTTTGATGTTTCTGTAAATTTTGGCACTACGATAGCAAATGAAGTAAAAATAAGTCAGTTAAATGGCTTGCTTGGAGTACTTGCACAAAATCAAATAAGTTCACCACAAATCACAGGCGGAATAATCAAAGAGGTGCTAACTTTAATCCTTGGTGAAAATGCACCAATAGAGCAAGTTGATCAAGCAATAGCGCAGATGATGGCTATGCAAGAGGCAGCACAAGAGCAAGCTACTATGCAAGAGCAAGCAAAAGAAGAGATGCAGGTAGAAAATGAACCTAGTAAAGAAGATATGGAGATGGCAGCTTTGGCAAACGGCGGAATTTGAAAGGATATGGCTTGAAAATTTTTACGTTTTTTAGGATGCAGACAAATAAAATAAGAAAAATTTAAAAGAAGGTGAGTTACGCCGCGGCTGGCACGTCGCGGTGTGCTTTAGAGGTTTTGAAAGGGCGCAAGCCCTTCATCGCAAGGCGGAATTACTTCCGTCGCGAAGTAAAAAAGGAGAGCAAATGGCATATAAGGATAAATACGAGGTTCTTGGCGTTATCGTCGCTTTGGCTACAAATGGGCTTAGTGTCTATAAAAAAGGCGAAGAGGAAGGGCAGATTAGTGGCGGAAGTATCGGCGATGTCGTGGTTAGGGCTAAAGATGAGAGTGGCATTGCCGCCGTGAGTATCATCGGCGAGCAAGAGTGGGAGGAGATGCCACAAAACGAGGCGGCCGAGGCTGAAATAAAAAAGAGCTCATCTAGCGCAAAAGATCTCGCACCCCAGCTAGCTAAAGCTACGAATGAGATAGAGCGCATGAGGGCTGAAATTTTAGAGGCAAAAGGCGAAGTGGAGCACTTTAAAGAGGAGTGTGCAAGGTTGCAAGATCAAATCAGTGTGGCTGCTGGTGAAAATTTGACGCTAACTCAAAAGATTTCACAGCTTGAAAATGAGAACAAGAAACTAAAAGAGAGTGTCAAAAAAGGAGAGAAAAGTAAGACCGAAAATTCATCTAAAGCAACTGAGCCAAATGATTTAAATTTAGGAGGTAATGAGTAATGGATGATATCTATGATCAAGATTTGGAAGGATTAGCGGCTGCAGAGGAGACACAGACGCAAGAGGCTCAGGCGGCTGTAAAAAATGCGGATAAACCAGAAGCGCAGGTTGTGGAAACTAAAGTGACCGCAGTGTCTGCTGATGACTCTGTAAAGCTTAGTAAAGAGGAGTATTCGGATTTTAAACGAATGCAACAAGCTACGCAACTATCACAAATGCAAGCGGATTTTAGAAAGAGCTATCCAGACTTTGATATGCAAAAGATCACAGATAAGATCTTAGAGATCGATGAGAAAAATCCTGGTGCAGGTGATGCCTTGCTTAATCCAGTAGGTATTGAAAACGTCTATTTAAAATACTTTCATGGCAAGGCACAAGAGCGAGTTGATGATGAATTTGACATTGCAAGAGGAACTGGTGGAGGTGTGGGCACAAAAGAGCTCATTAGTAAGATAAACAAGGGCGAAGCTAGCGATAGCGAAAGACAAGCCTTGTATGCAAGATTATTTTAAGGAGTAAGTAAAGATGGCTATAAAAACTGGACTTGTAACTACTGAAGAGGCTTTTGGTAGTAAGGGTGTAATGCTTGAAAATACAATAAAGCAAATAGGATGGCAATCAACGCCTTTTTATAGTGCGATAAGCACAGCTGCGCCTGCTGATAGAAGCACAAGTGTCGCAGTTGGTCACAAGTGGTTTTATGATGAGTTGCCTGATGGTGATGCAACAAATGCACATGCAGAGGGCGGAGTAAAAGCAACAGCTAAATATTTTGTTGGTAGTGCGCTAAGTAATCACTTTCAAATAGTGAAAAACACATATGGCGTTTCTGGATCACAAGAGCCAGCTAAAGATGTGGCTGGAAGAGGCATTTTAGCTAATCAAGGCGAGATGGCCTCGGTTGAGCACAAAAAGTCTATAGAGAAAATTTTGCTTTCAGATCAAGCTGCGGTGCAAAGGGTAAATAGTGGATCTTCCCCAGCTGTTGGCAAGTGTGGCGGTTTAAAGAGCTTTTCTACCGCAAACAATACAATCAATGCAAATAGTGCTGATCTAACTATGCAGATGATAAGAGATCTGCTAAAGATCGGCTGGAGTAAAGGCAGACCTTATCAATTTTTGATGGTAAATGATAAGCAAAATGATAGGTTGCTTGATATCTTAGACAAGATAAAGCAAGCCAATATCACGCAAAAGTATCTTGAAGAGGATCTGCTTGCCATTAGAACTAGCTACGGCGATGTCAAGGTTATGTTAAATCCATTTTTAGAGCAAAATGAGGTCATAGCATTTAGGTCTGATGATATCTTTAAAGTAAATTGGCGTCCGATGACAACTAGAGAGCTTCCAACTAGCAACGATGCTATCGAAAAAGAGATCATTAGCGAATTTACTCTTCGCGTATGCACACCAGTAGCCTTTGCTTGGCTTAAAAATTTAAAGGTTTAAGATGAACTATGAGGCGTTTTTGCAGCGTTTGAAGGTAACAACTAGGGGAGATATAAGATCCCCTAATTTTGAAGAGCTAAAATCTTTGGTAGAAGAGACAGCAGCAGATATAACGTGTGCGCTAACGCCCCTTGAGATGATCGAGATAGATCATAGAAATTTTGATGTTTTGTATCACATAGACAAAAGACGTTTTGTGAGGAAATTTAACACACCAAAAAATGAAAATGATAGGGTTGATTTTCTTGACGAAGCGCTTTTGAAGGCACTTATCTATGGAGTAGCCAAAAAAAGAGCACACGCCGAGTTTTATGCAAAATACCATAAATTTTATCTGCAAAGCTTGAGCGAATATGAGCTAAATAACTTTGATGAAAGGGCGTGTGATCTAACGCAGGCGCTTAGAGTAAAGGGCTGGCTAAAGCCATACGAGATAGATTATGCCCTAGATCCTTACTACTCATGGGATGAGAATTTTATAAAAAGACTTGATTATTACATGGCAAATATCGTTTATGGAGTAAATGACAATTTGCAACATCCAGAGAAATTTTTAAATAGTAGTGAGCTTGGATATAGGAAATTTATATATCAATTTATCGCCTATCAAAGCGGAGCTTCTTTAGAAAACGGCGAGCATACTGATAGAGAGGATCTAAGAGCGCTTGATGTGCTAATGAGCAAGAAAATTTTAGGGGAGTGAAAGATGGCTGATAAAGAATTTACTCAAATTTGTAAAGAAATTTTGGGTATTGGCAAAAGACTTGAAAAGATAGAGCCTGAAGAGCTAAGAGAGATAAAGGCTAGTATAGAAAGGCTAAGTGAGGCTTTTAATGCTAATAAAGCCTTGTTTGATGAGAGTAAGAGCGATTTTGATGGTAAATATAATAAGGTAGCTCAAATAGTAGTGACCTTTGATGCTTTAAAGGCTCAAATAGAAGAGGTTTTAAGAAGTGGTGTGATAGATGATAATGTAGAGGGGTTAATTTCTACATTTTCTTCAAAAAAAATCATGGATCTTTTGAATGAAGCAAAAGGGGTAGTAAATGAAAATTTTAGCACTATATATAAAAATGGCATAAACCCTTGGAGTTCTACATTAGACTATCCTGCTGGTGCTATTAGTGCTCTAAACGGTAAGCTATATCAGGCAAAAATACAAAATACAAATAAAAATCCTAGCAATAATAAAGAAACATGGTATGTTATAGCAAGTGAAGAGTGGTGCGAGCAGACTTTTTTAAATAAAAATGAAAAAATAGATAGCTATTCTAAGAACGAAAGCGACGATAAATTTGCTCTAAAAACTGAGCTAACAGATGGCTTGCCAATAGGCGCGTATCTAAGCTATCCAAGCCAAAAGACTATCCCTGCTGGCTTTTTGATAGCAGATGGTAGAAGCCTAAAAAAGGAAGAATACACCGAGCTATTTGACGTGATAGGCTACACATATGGTGGTAGTGAGCAGAATTTTAACTTGCCAAACTTCGCGGATGGTAAGTTTATGCGTGGCGTTGGTGGCAATGCGGCCGCTCTTGGCACAGCTCAAGGGGATGCTATAGATGTGAGTTCATTGCAACTCAACAGCTACACCGAAGACAACGCAGGGACTAGATACATATATGGTACAAATAGCACTGCTGAATATAGGGCAGTAGCCTATACATATTCAAATACTGGCTCTGATATAGGGTATAGAAACACAGCTGGGAAAAACAATATTGCAATTTTCTCATCAACAAAAAAAGCAAATGAAAACCGCCCATACAATATGGCGGTAGTTGTCATCATAAAAGCCAAAAACGTAAATACTCCAACGGCTGGACAAATCGATAAAACCATACTTGCAACCGAAACAAAAGCAGGCATTGTTAAACTCAAAAACTCAATAACAGCTAAGCAAGAGGACGCAGCAGTAACCGAAAAAGCAGTGAGTGATGCAATAGAGGCAAATAAAAGCATAGGTATAGGTCAAGCTTATCAAGACGTGTGGGCTCAAAGAGAATTAAATACTTATTATCCAAACACCGCAAGCAGACCTATAATGGTTGATTTCAATCTCGAGAGCACATCAGGATCTTACATTTTTCACATTGTCATTGATAATGTAGTAGTGAGAAAAATCCAATCAGAGCAACTTCATTTTGTTGATGCACAATTCATTGTGCCAGCAGGATCAAAATACAAAATAGCAACACCAGATAACACTGCACTAAAAAAACTGAGTATATGTAACAACACCAACATAGCTAGCTCTTGGTTAGAGCTAAAATAGGAGGAAATTAATGAAATATTACAAAGATAAAAACAATGAAATTTATGCTTATGATGACGATGTCAGCAAAGAAGCTCTAGCTACAAGTGTAGAAAAGTTTTGTTTAACACCTTTAACGCAAAAGGAGATAGAGGAATTTTTAACACCAAAGATTGATGAACATGCTAAGGCTTTAGCACAGCTTGAAGCGGATATAAAAGAATGCGAGGATGATATAAAGCATGCTCTTATTATTGGCAATACAGCAGTGCTTGAGAACTTGCGAGCAGAGTATAAAGAGCTAATCGCTCAAAGAGAGGAGCTAAGAAAATGAGAATAAGAGTAAAAAGATGTGATGTGTGTGCAAGCAAGCTTGATAAAGATGGTGCTTGCACTTGGGATGGGTGTCCTAAGTGCCCAGAATACAAACAGAGCGAAACAAAAGAAAATGAGAAGCCAAGCAAGAAGTCAAAAAAGGAAAATGATGCTAAAGAATAAAGAGATATTGCAGCTTATAGCGATCATTTTAGTAGAGCTTATTTTTGAGATCCTCTCATTTGTAGTCGTGCCAATCGCACTACTATTTTGCAAAAAGGATGACGAGCATCTGCCAAAGATATTTAGGTGGTTTGAAGATACAAACGACTATTATGGTGGCAAGTGTGCTGCTATAAACGGAGATAGTGGCTGGAGAGAAAGCCATTATCCAGAGCCAAAGAATAGAACATATAAAGCAAGACTTCTTTGGCTCTTACGCAATAGGATAGGATATTTTTCAAGTGAAATTTTAGGCGTCAAAGTAGATGAAGTAAATCCATATAGCATAGAAACCATAGGTGATCCCAATATCACCAGTAATGGTGGCAAAGAGAGTGGCTTTTGTAAAGTTACTTGCAAACTTAAAGATGGTCGTACTCGTTTTGGACTTTTCAAAACGATACGATACAAAGGCTTTTTAAGTGGCTTTTATTGTCGCATTTATGTCGGGTGGAAGCTTATGGATATAGCAGGGGCAAATGCCTTAAATTTTAAGGAGTTCACCCAAGGAGATGACAAGAAATATCTAAAAACGGTGTGGTGTATAAACCCATTTAAAAAAGTAAATCAAAAAGGAGAATAAAAATGGCAGCAAAATTTGGGGAGTGCGCGGGCAAAGCAGCACATCAACTGCTTGATGTGCGTCCGCAAGTGTTCTGCAGCGGTAGCGTCTTGGCAGTTGCGACCGTATGGGAAGCAAATGAGCGAGTATGTCGCACTGCGATACGAGCGATGGCACATAGCGCATGCCAAAGACTAATTAAAGGAGAAAAATATGAGTGCTAAATTCGGAGTAAATGTGAGTAGCCCAAAAGCTAAACGCTACAAATTAGCGTTTAGCGGGGCTGCGAAGAATGTATGTTTAATAGCAAATAATGTTTTAGAGCTAAAGGAGAATAGATATGTCGGCTAAATTCGGAGTAAATGTAACCATAAGCGCTGAGGCGGCAAGACCAATAACAGTAGAAAGTACTACGCCTATTGGTATAGCAGGGTATGAAGAGGTGTTAGAAAATGGTCTACATTTTTATATGACAACAGCAAAGGCGCTTGAAGCCCTTGAAGCAAAATACAAAGCTAAAAAGGATGCGAGCCAAGCCTTTAAAAAAGGCTCTATTTATAGGGCTTTAAAAGGTATTGAGGATCAGGCCGTAAATACTCAAATAATCATCTCTAACTTCGCAGTGGAGCAAAGCCCCACTTTACGACCAGCCTCATTGGCTGGATCCAGCACTGAAGATACATCCGACCATGCGGATAAAAGCTCGGATTTTAAAGGCTTTTCGCAAAAGGACATAACTGAGTGCAAAAGTGCCGTTACAGCGTTTGCTAAAGCAAAATCACGCTTTGGTTATAGCCCAAATTTAATAATCGCACCTGGCTTTAGCCATGAAGATGCTATCAAGGGTGAGATAGAAAAGATGGCAACTAGGCTAAAAGCAACTGGTATTGTAGATCTAAAAGCAGATGACGCAGCAGCAGCCATTGTTAAAATGGGCGATTTTGGTACAAATAGGCTCGTTGCAGCGTATCCTAACGTCAAGGTTTGGGACGATGAAACGAGCGCTTATGTCTATGAGGGGCAAAGTGCAAGAATAGCTGGCATGATAGCTCATACGGACGGTGCAAGCGAGTTTGGATATAGCGACAGCTATTCAAACAGAGTGATGATAGGGGTTTCGGGCACGCAAATAGATGTGGATTTTGAGTTAGGTGAGACTTGTACAGCTGATGAGCTAAGGGCAGCAAAAATTTCTACCATCATTAGAGAGAGTGGCTTTAGGGCTTGGGGTGGCGAAACGAGTGACCAAGATACTATTTGGCAAGATCTAGCACGTGTTAGGATATTTGACCGTATTTCGCAGGCTTGCCAAAAGGGAGTGCTGTTTGCAATCGATAGAAAAGCTAGCGAGCTTTATCATGCAAAAAGATCAGTTAGTGAGCTCCTTCGTCAGCTTGTTGGAGCAAAAGTACTTCTTGGATATGAGCTTAGCTGGAGTGCAAAAAACACCGACGCAACTATTACGGCTGGTAAATTTTACCTTGATGTCAGAATGCAAAACAATCCAATCGTAAAACAGCTAACGCTTGATTTTATCTATGTCGATAAATACGGTAGCGTTTTGATGGATGAGTTAAATAAGTAACAAAGATTTTTAAAAATTTATGAAAGGAGAAGTAAGGATATGAAATCGCGAAGTATGGCAAAGCAAAGCTAGGCGTGATGAGCTTGCAAATGAGACGGACGTTTTGTCCGTTGCAGTGCGGCAAGCGAGATCACAACGAAGCTATGCGAAGTCAGACGAGCAGGCATAACTTACAAAAGAGAGTATGAAAAGACAAATTCCTCAAGTAATCCAAGAAGGTAACGTTTATATAGATGGTATCGGCTATCTTGGTGTAACCAAAAAGCTAAAGCTTCCCACAATAGAGTTTGAAATGATAGAGAACAAAGGAGCTCTTAGCACAAATTACACAACTGGCATGCTAAAGGCAACAGAGGTTGAATTTACAGTTAGTGTGTTAGATAAAAACATGTGGGTAAATTTAGGGCTTAACAGCTTTACTAACCGCATTCCGTGGCTTTTTAAAGCTAGTATTTTTCAAAGCGGCAAAAGTAAAACTGTGCCTTTTAGTGCAGCATTTACTGGAGATATTATCAGTTATGAAGTATCTGAGTTTGAAAGCGGAAAAGAGTTAGAGGTTACTATTAAACTATCAGCTCACTTTGTGGATATCAACGTGGATGGCGTGCCGATGGTGCTAAAAGATAGTGAAAACATGATATGCGTTATAGGTGGAGTTGATTATATGGCAGGGGTTAGATCAAATTTAGGAGAGTGATTTTTATACTAAGCCTGCTTGTTTTACTTTGATATGTGGTCAAGCAGGCAAAAACAACAAAAGGATAGAAGGATGAAAGAGATAAAGATAAAAGATGAAATCTGGCAAATGCATGCACCAAAAATAAGAACAATTAAGATGGCGGATGAAAATGGTGGTAGCGATATGGCAAAGACTATCTATATGATAGCTGCACTTTGCAATAAGACACAAGAAGAAGTTGAAAATTTGGAGTTTAAAGAATTTATGTCTTTACAAAAGGCGTTAAATGATTTTTTAGACGTAAGGGCGGAGTAAATAACGAAAATATAGCCCTTATAGCTCATGTTTTAGGCTATGGATATAGCGAGATAATGAATCTTAGCTTGAGTGATTTTAGTGAGTTTTTAGAAATTTCAGTAAAGATCTTTAAGGCTAAGAGCAAGTTATAGCTTCTTTGGTTTTACCTAGTGCTAAGCCAGCGGCGCCAATAAGGCTGCCAAGTATCCCTAAGCCAAAAACTAAGGCAATAAACGTTTCAAAAAAGCCACTTGGTGAAACTAAAAAGAATAAAACTATAAAAATAGGAATGATTAAAGCCATTTTAAATCCTTTTTTAAAAGGATTATATCGTATTTTAAAGGAAAGATATGGATAACGCACAAGTTGGTATTAGTATTGGTCTAGCAGTAAAAGGGCTAAGCAAAATATCAGAGCTAAAAAAGGGGTTTGATGGTTTAAAAGGTAAGATAGCAGAAGCAAAAAGAGCCATAACATCTTTAGATAACACTAGGCTATCAAATCTATCTAGTCAGATAAGAGAGAGTCAAAAAGCACTTTTAGGCGAGCTTACAACAAATTTTAGCAATCTTACAAACTCAGTGGCTATTGGAGTGCCAATAAAACTTGCCATTGATGATGAGGCAGCTTTTGCTAATGTAAAAAAGTATGTTGATGATAGCGATGAGAACCTAGCTAAGCTCAAAAATGAGATGAGGGGGTTAAGCTCACAGCTTGGAGAGAGTTTTAGCAATATAGCTGACATTGCAGCTGGTGGTGGTAAGATAAATTTAGCTGGTGAGGAGCTAGTAACCTATACAAAAATGCTTGCAACCGGTTCGGTTGCATTTGAAATGAGCTCTGAAGCCTTATCAAAGGCGGCCAATAATATGAAAGTTGGCTTTAAGATGAACGATATAAAAGAGCTTAATAGCTTTTTTGATAGCGTAAACTTGCTCGATAATAAGGTTACTAATGCAAATGCTTCTGATATATTTGAGGCTACTTCTCTAACAGCTGCAAATGCTAGCTTGATAGGCTTAGATAGTAAAAGTGCTAGTGCCATAAGTGCCACAATGCTAAGTACTGGCAAAGCTAGCTCGGTCGTAGGCACTAGCTTAAATGCTCTTTACTCCACACTCTCAATGGCCGACAAAAAGGGTAAAAATTTTCAAGAAGCGCTAGCAAGTATAGGCATGGATGCAACATATCTAAAAACAGCCCTACAAAAAGATGCCGCTGGAGCTATAACTACGTTTTTAGAAGCGATCTCAAGAGCCGATAAAGATAAACAAGCAGGGCTACTTTATGATCTAGTTGGTGGAAATTTTAACGATGAGATAGCAGGGCTTGTAACAAATATCGATGCCCTTAAAGCAAATATCAAAATGGCACACTCGGATGAAGCCACAGGATCTATGGAGCGTGAGCTACAAACGAAGCTAAACACTACAAAAAGTGGTATCGAAAGGGTTACACAAGCATGGAGAAATTTAGGTTCAAGCCTTGGAGAAACCTTTTTGCCACTTACAAATTTATTAGCTTCTGTCTTAAGTAAGGTAGCCGGAGTGTTAAGCTCGCTAAATGAAAAATTTCCAAGACTAAGTGCCATAGTTGTTAGCGCTGCAGCTGGCTTTATGATCTTTAAACCAGTGTTGCTTCTTAGCAAGATAGCACTTTTAGGCGTAGCAGATGGACTTTTAGGCGTTATAAGGGTAGTGAAATTTTTAAATCCTATGCTCTTAATAGCAAAACTCAGATGGTTGGCTCATGCTGTGAGTATATCAAGTGCCACGCTAGCTGCCAAAGCTCATGCATTTAGCATTTGGCTAGTTGGTGCAAGACTAAGAGCAACTCTAGCTATCACTACTGCTTATAGTGCTGCCTCAAAGGCCTTTGCAGCATCATGTGCCTTAATGCGTAGTGGCTTAATGGCAGCAACTCTAGCTATAAGGACTATGAAATTTGCTCTTATTAGCACAGGCATTGGTGCTATAGTAGTAGCTCTTGGCATGGCAGCAGCCTATCTTATCGAAAATTGGGAAAAAGTAAAGGCATTTTTTGAGAGAATTTGGGAAAACGTCAAGCCATATTGGGAGAGCACGACAAAGTTTTTTAGTGATCTTTGGCAAGGGGTGAGCGAGCTTTTAAGCGCTATTTTTGAGCCAGTTATTAAGATATGGAATGAGCTCTTTGGTGGCTTTTTTGACTGGATAGCTGAGAAATTTGGCTGGATAAATGACATGGTCGGTGAGGCCATTAAGGGGCTAAGTAGTGCTTGGAATAAGACAAAAGAATTCTTTGGTTTTGGAAGCGATGAACAAGCAAGTAGTGAGCTAAAGCCAAAAGATGATAGCGGTGGCTTTTTTAACTCTATTTTTGGCTCAGATAGTGATACTAACGCAGAGACTCCAGCTTTGGCTGCTGCTAGTGTGGGCGGCGGTGCTATCAACATTAGCTTTAATGGTGATTTTTTACTTAACTCAGATAATGGCAAATTTGACCTAGAAAGCTTTAAGGCTCAAATAGTAAAAGGCGTTAAAGATGCACTAAGACGTGATGAGTTTAACCGTAAAAACACGGATGTAAGGGGATAATATGGTGCTAAATCTTGGTGGGTTTAAATTTAACTGGAAACAAGTAGGTAACATCGCGATCGAAACAGCCTTTGGCATAAGCGAGCAAGAGCGTATACAAAACTATCCAGCCTTATTTAGTGCAAATTTAGGAAGTAGCACTATTAATATAGAGGGTCAAACACTGCCATATCACGGCGACAAACAAGGTGCGCTAAAACCACTTTATGCCTTAGCCGCCTTACGTCAAAGCTTGCCACTTACAAATGGAAATGGTAAATATTTTGGTCGCTTTGTTATAGTAAAAATAAGTGAAAAACAAGCGATTTTTACTCCAAATGGAGCATTTTTTACACAAAGTTTTTCACTAGAGCTAAAGCGAGACTTTAGCTCATAACTTCGCAGATGAGTAAAACTCATCCTGGCGACCAACCCCATCGGTTGGATCCGCACTAAAGACTAAGCTCGCCTGGTGCGAGCCAAATTATTGAAAAAGGATTATGACTAAAAAAGAAAAGGAGTAACGATCGCGAAGTATGGCAAAGCTAGGCGAGGCGACCGAGTATTTTGCGAGGGAGTTTATCTTTTATAAATGACCAAAGCAAAAACGCAGGGCAACGAAGCATGGCGTAGCCAGACGAGCAGGTTGAAAAGCAAGATGAAAATATATATAGCAAAAGACGGTGATAGGCTTGATACTATCACCTACAACCACTACGGACATCTAAGGTTTTTTGAGCAAATCCTAACCATAAATCCAAAGCTTAACACAACACTTCACGCAGGCGATAGGGTGTTTTTGCCAGAAATTAAAGAAGCAGCGAAAGAGCAGGCAAAACTATGGTGAGCGAAGGCACAAAGTAGGACGCTAACTGCTTAGCGTCCGTGCCTAAGCGAGTGAGCGAGTATATCGCTTGCGATACGAGCGATGGAAAAACAATAATTTATTTATAAAAGGCATAAAAATGATAAAGCATCCTACCTTCAAGCTAGAAGCTAGTGGTAAAGACATAACAAACACTATCAGACAAAACCTAATAAGCCTAAACTTTACCGATAAAGAGGGCAACGAAAGTGATGAGATCAGTTTTACTCTATTTGGTATATATGCAAAGCCAGTATTTGGAGATAAGCTTAAGCTTTGGCTAGGATACGGGGAGGATCTTTATCTTTGCGGCTCGTTTAGCGTCCAAACGGCTAGCAGGGATTATAAAA